CGCCGCAGCAGATGCGCGCGCTCCTCGTGCGTGATGTATTCGCGTCGGTAGCCTCGGTTGTAGATGCGCTGCCGAACGGCGGCCTGCTGCATCCGCACGGCGGCTTGGATCTCCTTGAAAGGAGCGAAGCGCGCGACCATCTCGTCGATCACCTCGCTCTTCGGGTTAGCTCGTGCGCTCATCGTTTTTTGAACCTCCCGCACTTGTCGCGGCGCTCTGCGTCCCGCTTGATGTTGCGGAAGAAGCTATCCATCCACTCGCGATCGCGGCCGATGCGCTCGCCGTTGCGTAGCCCCCAGAGGAAGCCCAGCGAGATGCCGGAGCAGAGCATTATCGCGCCCAGCGCGAAGATCTCGAGCGCGTTCATTCGTCCCCTCCTTTACCATCCTGAGCGGTGAGCAGCGCATAAGCGACGACGGCGATCAGGAGCACCGTCAGCCAAGCTATGGTATTGAGCGTCATAGCCACGTCTCCTTGTACCACGTCGGGAGGTCGATCTCTTGCACGTCCTCGGGCATATTGGGCCAGCGGTTGGACTCGATGCAGCCCTTGATCCGCGTCAGGTCGCGCAGCGTTTCCTCCTGGCCGCGTTGCAAGGCCGCGTTGCTGACCTTGTAGACCGCCACGCCGTATGGCTCGCACTTCTCGACGGCCACGAAAAAGAAGTCGGTGCAGGCGATCCCGCAGTCGTACAAGAGCGGAAGGTAGAAGCCCGCTTGCCGATGGTAGCCGAGGTTGACGAACGCCTTCTCGAAGTTGCGGAAGGCTCCGTCGTCCAGCGACTCGACGGTCTTGAGATCAACGACGTAGGGCCGCGGGCAAAGCGCGCAGCCTGCTTGGTTGAACCAGTCCGTCCGCGCCTGCACGCGCAAGGTGGCGAATGTCTTCCGCCAGACGAGCTCAGGCTCGCCGGCGCGAAACAACTCCGAGGCCGCAGGATGCGCCATCACCGCATCTCGCATCTGATGCACCAGCGCGAAGTCATCGCCATCAAGGATCGTCTTGCCGGCGTTAGCCTGAGCGAACTGCTCCCACGCCGCCTTGCCCTCCTTCGTGCGGCGGTCAATGCCGTCTGGCCGGCGAGCGTAAAGCGTCGCGTAGGTCTGAGGTTCAAGGACCGCGGCGTGCGTCGCTCGGCCGATGGCGAACGCGGAGGAGTCCGCGTCAGGCACGACCTTCAGCACGTACTTGCGGTGATAGAGCGCCGGCCGCCGGCGGAACACCTCGAGCTTCGAGTGGCTGATGGCGTCCGTAGTGTGGTAAACCTCCGACGGCTCGCCTCGAATCGCGGCGTTCATTCGGCACCTCCGATGTCGAGCTTGGCCTGGAGCGGATCCACGACGGCTTCGGACTCGTCCTTGAAGCGGACGCTCCAGCCGACCTTGACCGTTACCGTGGGCGCCATCGCGAGCGCGTCCCACTCGATGGTAAAGCTGGCCTTAGCCTTCGGCTCAGCCTGCGTCTCGTCGTCCACGAAGGACTCCTCCGCGGCCTTACGCATAGCGTCGTAGTGGGTTTCGAGGAGCGAGCGAACTTGCTCCGCAGCAGCCGCGATGACCGCGGCCTTCTTGATTTCGTTGGTCTCGTTCATTGTCGGTAGGTTCAGAGGTTGTCGCCGAGGCCGCGCGGCGTGACGTTGACCGGCTCGGCTGGGATGTCTCGCGCCTCCTCTACGGTGCGGAGACCCTTGAGGACGTCGCCGAAGAGATCGCGCAGGACGTAGCCGCGGGCGCGAAAACGCAGCATCCGCTTTGGGTAGTCGGTCCACGGTCCCGACTTCGCCCAGAGCTTCGCGCGCTTGGCGTCTGCGACCGTGAAGGTCTCGACGGTGGAGGCGTCGCCGCGGGTCGCGGTTACGCGGTAGCCGTGCGCGTCGCTGCCAGCCTCTCCGATCTCTTCCTCCTTGTAGCTCGTGAGCAGGCCCGAGGCTCGGACCAGCGCGAGCGCGGCGTCGCCGTAGATTGCGGGCCGGCCGTTGATGACCGCGGTGTTCTGAAGCGCAGCCATCGGGGTCAGCCCGAGCTCTGCGCCCAGCTGGATCGCGACAAGCACGCTCTCCGGCTTTTCCATTCCTTTCGGAGCGAAGCCCGAGGCGACGATTGCGTTGGCGAATCGGTAGGCGTCCTCCAGCGAGGCGAGTTGCACGCCCTGGGCGCCGAAGGTGACCGGAGCCTTGTTGATCTTGGCCGCGGGCGTGGCCGCGAGTTGCGTATCTTCTTTGACGGTTTCGGTGTTCATTGTCTGGTCTGTGTTGTTGTTTTGCTTCTGGGTTGGGGGCGCGGCTGGGAATTCTCGGTCGCGCCCTTTAATTTTTAGAACGGCACCTCTTCGGTCAGCGTCTCGGTGACGAGCGTGATTTTGCTGCCGGCGGCGAGCGTGCCGCGGTTGCCGTGGACGATCTGGCGCGCGGCGTTCCTCAAGCGGACGTCCTCGGCCCGCGGCGGGAACGGCTTGCCGTTATTGCCGATGCGCGGCTCCGGCTCCTGGGCGTACCACTCAACCGACTTCGCGCCGAGACTACGCAAGGGCGTGCCCTTGTTCTTGCCGAAGTGCACCTCAACCGAGCCTGGGTCGGCGACGAGCTCGCTGGGCTGCGGGATGTCCTTCGGCGCACCAGCCGGAGCCGGCGCGGAAGCTGCGGCCGGAGCCGCTGGCTTGTTGGCGAGCAGCCCGCGAATTGCGCGGAGCTCGGCGATGATCTGTTCTGCTTGTTGGTCGGTCATTGTGTTTTGGCTTTAGGTTTACGTAGTCCGAGGATGTGGCGCATCTCCCAGTCGCGGAAGGAGGCGGTGACCTGCTTGTGGATCTCGCGCCACGTGACCCAGCCCTCGCCGGGGATAAAGACCCAGTAGTGCGAGCGTTCGACGTGCCCGTGCGTGCCGGTGTAGCGCGCCGCGGAGTGTCCGCCGCCGGTCAGGTTCTTGATTGGCGTGCTGCGGTTGAAGTCGTTGTTCATCGGCCGGTCAGGCGGAACTGCTTGCCCTGCATCGCGAGGATCTCGCGCGTGTAAGTGAGCGCGTGCTGGCGCATCGATGACCGCGCGCACCGGCGGCCGAGCTCGTCGCGCGCGAAGTGCGCGTAATGCCGGAAGCAGACGGCTTGGCCGAGCTCGTAATGCGCGAAGGCGAGGCCGCTGCCGAAGAGGCGCTTGCGTGCTTTGGTCATCGCATCGCCCTCCGCACCTTTTCTGCGTAGGGCAGCGTGGCCTGCTTGCGCGCCCCGGCAGGCCCACCATTGTGCACCCGAGCCAGCGTCTCGACATCGCCCTGCGCCCACGCCTGCGGCGCGTAACGCTTAAGGTAGGCGGTCGCGACGCGGCGCGCGTAGGCGAGGTCGGTGACCTGCTCATAGCTGCCGGCAACGCGAGAGTCGGCGTGATAGGCGCGGCTGATCTGGAGCGGGCCAAGGCTCTTGCCGTTGTCGCCTAGGATCGCGCCGTGGCGGCCCGAGGTCTCGACTTGATGCAATGCCCGCCAGAAGCTTTCCGGCGGCGCGGCGTGGCTGGCAGAGGCCAGCGAGAGTAGGATTAGTGAGCGGATCATTGTCGTTGCGCCCACCACCAAGGAGACGCGCAACGGCCTAGTCAACTCTTTTTCTCAAAATTCTATCCGGCTGAATCTGACAGTCAGACGTCGACGGCGTCCGCGAGCGCGTCGCTGCCGAAGTCGCAGCTGATCGGCTCGGCCTTCACGGCGACGTAAAGCTGCGCGAGGATGCCAGGACTCGTGAGCTCCGCGTTGCTCAAGTACTGGTCGAACTTCGCGTCGCGCAGCCAGAGCTTGGCGATCCACGGCGTCAGCGGAGCCTTGCCTGACTGAGCCGCGGCCGCGTCGACGTAGAGTGCGAACAGCGCAGACGACTCCCGCGCGGCTCGGTCCCAGCGGTGCGCGACGAGGCGGATGTAGTTGCCCGAGATGCCGCTCGGCAGGGTGAAGGTTTTCTGGAGAGCCATAGTCGTCAGGTGTATTCGGTGAAGCGGCCCGAGAGCCGGAGGTTGCCCGCGGCCAGCGTCCCGCCGTCGTTGCGGAAGATCTTCACCACGGCGGTGGTGCTCGTCGAGCCTGCGGCTTGGCTGTCGTAGAAGCCCGCGTAAAGCACGTCCTCAACGACGACGATGCCATCGTCCGGCTTGGCCGAGAAGCCGCGGTTCGTTAGCGAGATGTTCACGTTCTCGCTCGTGCCGCCGCCGGTTAGTGTCACCACTTCGTTGGTCTCGTAGACGACGTTGACTTGGCGCGTGCTCGATCCGCCGCCGGTCTTGATGCCGGTCGTCGTGACGTCGTCGGAGTTGTATTTCGAGACGCTGCCGGTGCCGATGGAGGCGGCGCTGTTCGCGTTGCCGAGACTCGCCCAAGCAGAGAAGCTTCCAGTCCGATTGACTGCACGCACGCGAACGTAGCCGGCGGCCAGCGTCGCATTGTAGAAGAAGCATTGCGTGTCTCGCGTCGTAATCGGTGCGTTCGATCCAGTCGCTGGAGCCCACGAATAATCAGTCGCACCATCCGAATCGGTGCCAGTCACCTTGACCTCGTAATAGGAAAAGTCCGATTGCGTGTTCGGACTCCACGAGACGCGGGTGCCGAAGAGGAACGTCGTGGTTCCCGTGACGTATGCAGGCCGAACGGCGTCCTTGGAGATTGCTCCGCCACTCGGCGTCGTCACCGTGCCCGAGTAATTGGGCGCCGTGCGGGAGAGCGTAGCCGAGATCGCGCTGGGCGTGTTCGAGAATGAGATCGCTCGGGCCGCGAACTCATACGCGACGCCAGGAGCAAGGTCATCAATAGACGCCGCAATCGAACCAGACGAGAGCACGTTCGCAACCACGTATTCGCTCGCTCCGCTGCGCCGGTAGAGGATCTGAAGCAGCGCCCCGCCGGTCGGCATCGCCGGCGCCGTGACCGTGATGCGGGCCAGAGCCGTGCCGTCTGTCGCGAGGTAGGTTGTCTCGCTCGCGTAGGTCGGAGCGTTCGGAGTCGCCGGCGCGACGCTGGAGACGGCGCCGGCGGTGATTGCGACTGGCGTCGCCTGCACGCGGGTCGCGAAGCCGGACACGTTCTCGAGCGCATCGTAGGCGTTGACCCAGTAGTAATACGTCGTGCCGACCGCGACGTCCACGTCGACGAAACGCGAGGCATCGACCTCGGCAATCTTGTTCGTGTTCGCGTTGGCCGGCGTCACGCCGGTCGTGTTGCGGTAGATGCCGTACTCAGAGAAGTCGGGCGCGGTCGAATCGTCCCAGTCGAGGCCCACCGCGGAGCCCGTGCCGATGGTCGCGACTAGGTTCGTCGGGATGCTGGGCGCGACCGTATCCTTCTGCACGTTGACCGTGGCGCTGACGTAGGACGTCGAGACCTTGAAGAAGCTCTCGCCGAAGATGCGGACGTTGTAGGTTGTACCGATCTTAACGTCGCTTGAGATGTAATCCCTCGTCTGATCGCCGGGGACGGTGTTCCACGTAAGGTATGTCGTCGAGGTGCTCTCTTTGTATTCGATGCCGACGTTGCCGCCGGCCTGGATGAACTCGTTTGCGGGCGCGGACCACGAGACGAGGATCCGCGGCAGCGCGGTGCCGTCGGCCTGGATCTGCTGCGTCGTGCCGTCCGCGGTCAGCGTGAGGTTCGTCGGCGCGGAGAGGGTGAACGGATCGGGCAGCGTCGTGTTCGGCGCGTCGTCGACGTAGATCTCGTCGTTGACGGTCCAGTCATAGACCGTCGACGCCGTCTCGCGCAGCGTCATCTCGATTGCCAGCTGCGGCGGGCTGCCGTCACTCGCGAAGTTCCACTCCATCACCTCGAAGACCTTCTGGGTCCAGCCCATCTTCGAGTTGGTAATCATCACCGTATCGCCGGCCCGCACTTGCATCGCCTCGAGGCGGAAGCGCGCGGTCATCGTGATCTCCTCGCGAGCGCGACGCAGTTCGATCACGGCCAGCCGCTGGGCGCAGGCGGGCGAGGTCGTGAACGGCAGCGCCACGTCGCGCCAGTAACGGATGCCGGCGTCCTTGGTCACGTAGGTCGTCGACGTGATCTGCGGGAAGTCGGACGG